GGTGCAATACCAGATGACAACAACGTTATTGCAAGCGTGATTCGTTCAAATTTGAGTAAGGCGAAGGCTTTAAAAACTATCTTGATAAATTCAAATTTATTTGAAGTAAAAGACAGTGAATTATCTTCAAAATATTTGGACGATTTAAAGTCTCAAGCTGAAAGTAATAAGTCTTCAAAGTCAGAGCGTGCAAAGAAAGCAGCGGAAGCACGATGGAATAAAGAGCAAGACACTAGCAACACTAATGCATCTACTGAGCATCAATCTAGCAATGCTAATGCATATGCACAAGCAATGCATAAGCATGATGCAAGCAATGCTCAAGGTATGCTTGAGACATGCCCTTCATCGTCACCTTCATCTATATATATACATACACAATCAGAAACGCCGAATTCCCTCGATGAGGACCTGAGTTTGTGGAAGCCTTCACTTCATGAAATTAACTCATGGAGACAAAGAGCAGGGCTACCTAAAACGACTCAGGAAGAGTTTGACACCTTCATGATTACCTTCCTACCGCATTACGCACCTGAAATACGTTCAGGTCGTCTCATTGAAAACAAGATTTACGCGAAATACATCCAGTGGGTGAAAGACGATGCTTTGAAAGCAAGTCGGCTTGCTAAAGCAAAACCCGCTGCAAAAACAAATTCGGCTAACGATTCAAGAAACGTCAATGACGCTTGGAAAGACGAGCCTAAATCAGATGATCGCCCGTTCACAGGAACTGTGCATATACCGGAGGATTTACGATGAATGCAATGGTTAATCTTTTAAACGGCTTCAAAATTGCTGAAGGTTTTTGTGAAATTCACCAGGTGCAAAAAGTGCAAGCGGGACCGCATCAAATTTGCCCTCAATGTGCGATTAAGCATGTTCATGATTCAAAGCAAGGCGACCAATCACGTGTAGATCAGATGGTTCGTGATAAACATTTTGGTGGGGCAATGCTTCCTGAACGTCATGCTCAATCTGGTTTTGATAATTACAAAACCCTGACTCATGCACAGGCACATACGCTTACGCAATGCATCGAGTATGCACAAGCATTACTTGCAGGTGAAAAATCCAATTTCATCATGGTTGGTTCAACTGGTACAGGTAAAACGCATCTTGGTTGTGCTACGGCATCAACACTTCTCAAAAAAGGGCTATACGTTCGATACATCACAAGCGAAGAGCTTGCGCAGCGCATCATGAATGCATGGGATAAAGACACGAAAGACCAATCCGAAGCATCAGTAATTTATGACTTCACTCAATACGATTTACTCATTCTTGATGAATACGGCTTGCATGACCGTGATAAGCGCTTAGAGATAATTCACAAAGTTTTAACGGCTCGTTATGACCGTAAAAAACCAACGATGCTCATTTCAAATTTCTCTATGACCAAACTCAAAATGGATTTAGGCGACCGCTTATGGTCTCGCTTTCAGCATGACGGTTTACGAACTGTTGAGTGCAATTGGAAAGATGCGCGGGTGGGCCAATGAATCAAATTTTGAAGTGTGAAATTGCTATGTCTCCACCATCCGTAAATCACTATTGGATGGCGAATGGTAAACGACGTTATATCAGCGCAAGAGGTAAGGCATTTCAAAGTTTTGTTGCTCTTTTGGTGAAAGCTAAATACAGCACATCGCGTTTAAAAATGAGTGTGGTTTTTCACTTTCCTGACCGTGCACGTCGTGACATCGACAATCACTTAAAAGCGTTGCTCGATAGCTTGGTAAAAGCAGGTCTATGCCATGACGATGAGCAGTTTGATGAAATTATTGTGAAGCGCGGCAATGTGGTTAAAGGCGGTTTAGTTGAGTTAGAAGTATGGGAGATTTGATTATGCCAGTACTTGCTTTCCTGCCTGAATTTGTCGTGAAGGACAAGGTGAAACGCGACTCAACGCCAAAGGTGACTGAGTTAGACGTTCAAAATATTAGAACCTTGCACAATGAGGGCTTGTCTTATCGTCAGCTCGCGAACAAGTACGATATTTCCCATGAAATGTGCAGACGTATTTGCACAAAGTTTTGCTACAAGGAGGTGTTTTAAATGGCTCTACGTGGAAAACAACAACGCTTTGTAGATGAATATCTGATTGATCGTAATGCAACGCAAGCAGCTATACGTGCAGGTTATTCTGCAAAAACTGCTGAACAAATGGGTTATCAGCTCCTTCAGAAAACTTCAGTTCAAGAAGCAATTGCAAAAGGTGAAGCTGAGCTAGCAGAACGCAACAAGATCACTCAAGACAAGGTTTTAAATCTACTTTGGGATATGGCAACGGCTGACCCTAACGAGCTAATCAAATATGTCCGTGTGAACTGTCGTTACTGTTGGGGTGAAGATCATTATTACCAATGGACCAAGGGCGAATATCACAATGCTTGTTATACAGCGAAGGTAAACCAGAAGCCTAACCCCGATTGTGATGGTGGCTTTGGATTTGATAAGACCAAAGAGCCTAACCCTGATTGCCCTGAATGCCGTGGTGAAGGTATTGGCTATACCCATGTTTCTGACACCACAAGAGTTAGTTCAAAAGCCAAATTGCTTTATGCAGGCATTAAAGAAAATCAATACGGCGTTGAAATCAAAATGAATGATCAGTTTGCGGCCGCAGTTAAAGCAGGTCAGCACATTGGCATGTTTAAAGAGCGTGTAGAGCACAGCAATGACCCAGATAACCCGCTTACTGATACCAAGGCATCAAGCAAAAAGCTATCTGCACTTGCAAAGCTGATCAAGGCTAAAAAGAAGGTGAAAGGCGATGAATAAAAACATCAAAGAGGCGGTTCTTAGCCAATGTAGACAATATCGATATGTCTTGAAACGTGGTGAGTGTTTAAATCCATTGGTTTTTATAATGTTGAACCCAAGTACAGCTGACCATGAGGAGGATGATCCAACAATTAGACGTTGTATTGGGTTTGCGGAGGATAATGGCTTTGACGGTATTGTTGTATTAAATCTATACGCATTTAGATCAACTGACCCAGAAAATTTATGGAAATGCGAAAATCCTATTGGTGATTTAAATGATGTTTATATTGGCAATATTAAAGAAAAAGTAGTTATTTGCGCTTGGGGCAAGAATGCAAAGAAAGAACGCGTTAATCAAGTTTTAAGAATTTTAGAAGCGAATGGAGTGTCGGTTAGCTGCTTAGGTGTGAATAAAAACAATTCTCCTAAACATCCGCTCTATCTTGCGAAAGGCTCAAAAATAATGAAGTGGGAACAAACCACTGACACCATTAAACCCAATCACAACACATCATGCACCTATCAATTTGAGCTTGCATTTCTTCACCTGCAAGACACGCCCGAGCTACGCAAAATGTATTGGTCTGCATTAGGCCAATTGCAATTTGATTCTAACGATCAGGTAATCCCACCTGAGCTTGAAGAGTGCACATGTTGTAAGGCAGGTGAGCAATGAAAGAACGGCCTATCTCTAAAAAACGTGCCCGTAAATTACGCAAAAGACAAGGCGTAAGTGTTTATTGGTCAAAACACCTTGAATGCATGGTATGGGTAAAGGGGAATAACTATGAGCCTTACATCTGAAGAACTAGACAAACAGGTCGCTGAATTTCTTGCCAAAGGTGGAAGCATTCAGGAGGTTAAAGAGAATAAATTTTCTAAGCCTAAACGAATGCTTTGCTCCTTCCTGCAAGGCGAATATGACCAAGTTATTAATTTCATCAAGCTAAGCCCCACACCAATAATGTTTACGGACATTGTTTTGTATTTGGATTATCCAAAATCTAAAGTCCGAGCGATCTTGGCTTGTGCTGAAGGCAAGGGCAAATTGAAGTACGAAGTTTGCCCACATCAAAAGGTAAAGTTGTGGAGTGCTGTTAGATGACCAAAACAGCCGATGATGAAATCCTTACATTGCTTGCTGAAATGAGCGAATCGGAAATTGAGCAATATTTATTGATGCTCGATGAAGATGAACAAGCGGAAATAGCAAAACTACTTGCCGATGCGCCTATTTGGTTCCCATTGGAAGGCCCACAAATGGCTGCGTATTTATCACAAGCCGATGTTATTGGCTACGGTGGTGCGGCAGGCGGGGGCAAGACGGATTTAGTTGTTGGTTCATTCTTAACAGTGCATAAACGTAGCTTGGTTGTACGTCGTGAGAAAGCGCAAACAGACGGTATCGTACAGCGCTGTGAGGAAATTCTAGGCCATAAGAACGGCTATAACTCGCAAAAATCATTCTGGAATTTAGGCAACGGACGCTTAATCGAATTTGGTGGTCTTGATAATTTGGGTGATGAGAAGCGTTGGCAAGGTCGTGCTCATGATTTTAAGGCTCTCGATGAAGCTACAGAAATTCGTGAATCTCAAGCACGCTTTGTAATGGGGTGGAATCGTTCATCTGACCCAACAATCAAATCCAAATGTCTAATGACCTTCAACCCACCAACCACAGCGGAAGGGCGATGGGTAATTGATTACTTTGCACCATGGATTAAAAAGGGCCATCCGAACCCTGCAAAGCCGGGTGAATTGCGTTACTTCGCAATGGTGAAAGGCAAAGAACAGGAAGTTGAAAGCAATAAGCAGTTTGTACTTATCGATGATCAGATCGTTTATGACTTTGACCCAAAAGATTACAAGCCTGAACACATCATCACACCCAAGTCACGCACGTTCATTCCTGCACGTGTAACTGATAACAAGTACTACATGGAGACAGGATACATGAGCACATTACAGGCATTACCTGAGCCTTTACGATCTCAAATGTTATATGGCGATTTCGGTGCAGGTATTGAAGATGACCCATGGCAAGTTATCCCGACCGCATGGGTAGAAGCAGCACAAGCACGGTGGAAGCCAGAAGATGAAATGCGCCTTATGTACAAGGGTGTATTCCCAATGGATTCATACGGTTTAGACGTTGCGCGTGGCGGTAAGGACAACACCATTGGTTATGCTCGTCACGGCTTTTGGTATAACCGTGCAAATGTACTTGAAGGCATTCAGTCTAAAGATGGACCTGCAAGCGCATCGTTTGCTGTGTCACATGTGCGTGATGGTGCGCCAATTCATGTTGATATCATCGGTGTTGGTGCAAGTACATATGATTTCTTAAAACAATCAGGCATGCATGTCATTCCAGTTGACGTTCGCAACGCTGCAAATTCTTTCGACCGATCTGGTCGCTTAACCTTCTTCAACCTTCGATCACAGCTTTGGTGGCAATTCCGTGAAGCATTAGACCCTGCATATGGAAGCACAGTCGCGTTGCCGCCAGAACCTGAACTTTTAGCTGATTTAACTGCTCCGCGTTGGGGCTTGCAAGGCGCAAATATCAAAGTCGAATCACGTGAAGATATCGTTAAGCGTATTGGCCGCAGTCCTGACTATGGCTCTGCAATTATCAATGCGCAAATCGACACACCTAAACGTCAAGTCGTGCAGGCCATTCATGGTTCAAGTGCAAGACGTGACTATGACCCTTACGCGTAGTGTCAACAGGAAACGGGGCCTTGTGCATTTCACAAAAGCATAATGTTGGAAAAGACAACCTTGATTGGAGTTTAGCAATGTGCAGTAGCGATTTTTTATTTGGCGGTAATGCCGTACTAGACAAGACGGCTAAGTTGTTTGGTATGGATGCCAAAAAGGCAGACATACAAGCACCGCCTAAACAGCCAGTACGTCAGGATGCTAAATCACCAGACGCATCGGCAACAATTGACCGTGTTCAGAATGCGCAAAATTCAATGTCAGGCGGTATTGCAAACACGCTGTACACCGACCCAACTGGTGTTGATGACGAGAATTTGCGCTTAGGTAAAAAGACACTATTAGGCACAGGCGGTAGTTAATATGCGTGAAGAAGATATCATTGCGCTAAAAAAACGGTTCGATGCTGTTTGGCAAAATCGTGTCACAGATCAAGATGATTATTGTGCCGAACTTGCATTGCACGTTTTACCCGTTGCTATCAAAACGATTAAGAACCAAGAAAAGCACGACCGTTCAGCTTGGTCAAAGATTGTTGATAATACTGGTAAAGATTCGCTTAAAACACTTGCAGCAGGCATGGTATCAGGTACGTGCTCACCAAGTCGTAAGTGGTTCACATTGCAAGCGGCTGATGAACAATTACAAAAAGATATTGAAGTAAAACAATGGCTTAAAGCGTTAGAAGATGCTTGTTATGTGGCATTTTCTAAAAGTAATACTTATCGAACTATTCACCATATTTACATGCAAGAAGGTGCGTTTGGTATTGGTGCGGCCTTGGTACCTGATCACGGTGCTAACTCCAAAGCGGCATTGATGGACCAAATCCCAATGACGTTTGGTGAATTTGCAATTACTACTGATGAGTTTAATAAACCTAACGGTGTGTATCGCAAGTTCAAATTAACCACGATCAATATGGTCAAGCAGTTTGGCATTGATAAAGTTTCTGACTCAGTGAAAAGTGCTTATGACAATAAGAACTACGAACAAGAGTTTGAAGTTCAGCATGCGATTTATGAGCGTGAAAATGCTAAAGGACATGGCCCTAAAAACATGCCTTTTGCATCAATCTACTTTGAACCAAATGCATATGAAAAGTTACTACGCGAAAGCGGCATGATGAGCTTTCAGGTCATTTGTGGCCGTTGGACTGTTTCAAGTAGTGATGTCTATGGTGAAGGTCCTGCAAGTGATTGTATTGGTGATTTACGCGCATTACAGAAAGGGCACCAACAAATTGCAGTGGGGGTTGATTACCAAGTTCGCCCACCTATGCTTTTACCTGATTATCTAAAAGGTCAAGAACGTGAAACATTGCCAAATGGTATTGCTTTCTATCAAGCATCTCCATCTTCAAAAGTTGCGCAAGTTCAGCAGATGCTGAATGTTCAATTCGATTTAAATGGTGTTATGGCTTTAATCGCACAATGCCAAGAGCGTGTTAAACGTGCATTTCACACTGATCTATTCATGATGCTTGATGCTTTTGATAAGGGCAAAATGACTGCAACAGAAGTGTATGAGCGCAAATCAGAAAAGATGCTCATGCTTGGGCCGGTTGTTGAACGCCAGATTGATGAGTTATTGCGCCCACTTGTAGAAATCTGTGTGCATCGTGTCCTATCAACCAATGCCTATCTGCGCCAGATTGCACCTGCTGCAATTCAAAACGCCAATGTCGAAATCAATTTCGTTTCAATTCTTGCACTTGCACAAAAGTCTTCAGGTTCAGCAATTCTTGAACGTGCCTTAGCTATGGTTGGGCAAGTGGCGCAAATTAATACTGAGGTTATGGATAAGTTTGATACAGATAAGTTCATGGATGAATACATGGATATTAACGGCGTATCGCCAAATGTATTTAGACCACAACGTATTGTTGATCAAATCCGTGCTCAACGTGCACAGCAACAGCAAATGGCACAAGAGCAAGCACTAGCAGCACAACAAGCACAAACCCAAAACGCCAATGCAAATACGCTTAAAACCGTAGGTGATACCAATGTTGAAACGGTATCTGATTTATTTATGGGCGGTGGTGCATGAGTGAATTAGATAAGAAAGTAGACGAAAACAAACGTAAGCGTGACCAGGAACTAAATGACCTGCGAACCATTCTTGCCACTGAACAAGGTAAACGTTTTTTAATGCGCCTGCTCAACAGAGCAAACCTACTACAACCAACTTACGGTTCAGGTGCAAATACAAACGATTTCGCTTTTTTTGAAGGTCGTAGAGAGTTTGGTCTCTACATTCTCGGTGAAATCACACAAGCAAATACAGACGCATGGTTAGACATGCAAAAACAACATTTTGACGAACTTAAAGAGAAGGTGAGCCATGAGCGAAGTAACGACTACGACAGCAACTGATACCGCATCTACTACCACAACTGCGGCACCTGCTGATACAGCAACCACAACCACAACAACAGATACAGCGACTACGCCTGTAACTACAGAAACAACAACGGTTGAAACTACGTCTAGCGATACTACTACTGACACAACTGAAGATACTCAAGAAGTATTGTTAGGAGGTGAACAGCCGCCTGCTGAGCAACAAGTTCAATACACTGATTTTCAAATGCCTGAAGGTTTTACGTTAAATCCTGAAGATCAAACTGTACTTCATGAACTTGGTCAACAGTTCAAAATGCCTCAAGAAGCTGTGCAAAAACTTGTGGATTTGGGTGTTCAAATGCAGCAACGCCAAGTGCAAGAGCAATTGAAAACCGTTGCTTCATGGGTCGATGCAGCCAAAGCCGACAAAGAGTATGGCGGGGGAAAACTACAAAAAAACCTGTTGACAGCGCAACGCGCCTTCAGCTTACCGCGTGGCGACAAAATCTCTAATATTCTTCATAAGAGCGGACTAGGTAATCATCCTGATGTTATTGGCTTTATGACTGAAGTAGGCAAGTTGTTAGAACCTGACACTATTACTACAGGGAAAGGAACCAATACAGCAGGTACCAGTCTTGGCAAGCTTTGGTATGGCGATGATAAATAACTAACAGAGGGCTGAATATGTCTGTAATCGCACAATTACAACCGACCTTGATGGATTTAGCTGCACGCTACGGACAAACACCCGAAAGTGCAGTTATTGAAATCCTTAGCGCAAGCAATGAAATGCTTGATGACATGGTTTGGGTTGAAGCAAATGACGGTACTGGTCATAAAACAACAATTCGCACAGGCTTACCTAAGGGTGCTTGGCGTTTACTAAACTATGGTGTTCCTGCCGAAAAATCTGCTACAGCAGCAATTCGTGATACTTGCGGACTTTTAGAGACATATTCAGAAGTTGATAAAAAACTTTATGAAATGGAACAAAATCCTCAAGAGTGGCGTGCTAGTGAAGATGCAGCCTTTGTAGAGGGTCTAAGTCAGACTATGGGTGAAACCATCTTATATGGTAACTCTCGTGATACTCCTGCAGCATTTACAGGGTTTGCCCCACGTTTTAATGACATTGCTCAAACCAATCCTGCAAATAAGCGAAATATTCTTGATGCAGGTGGTACTGGCAACAACAACACTTCAATTTGGGTTGTTGTTTGGCATAAAGATACGGTTCACGGAATTTACCCACGTGACACAAAAGCGGGGCTTCAAATTCGCAACTTGGGTGAAGCAACTGATAAAGATGCGAACGGCTTAATGCATCAAGTGCTTCGTACACACTTTGAATGGAATGCGGGTATTACTGTACGTGATTGGCGTGCTTTGGTACGTATTGCAAATATCGATGTTGCTGCTCTTACTAAAGATGCAAGCGCAGGTGCTGACTTGTTTGATCTATTGGCTCAAGCTGTTGAGCTTTTACCACGTAAAACAAGTGGTCGTGTAGCGATTTATGCTAACCGTACAATTTCTTCATTCTTACGTCGTCAAAGCGTTAAAGGGTCGAATGTCCGTATTACCACTGATGAACAGGGTGGACGCTCAGTTACCAAGTTTGATGGTATCCCGATTCGTCGTGTTGATGCATTGCTTAACACTGAATCTCGCGTGGTTTAAGGAGTAGTTTAGCTATGTTTATTGATAAATTATTAGTGATGTCGGCTGATCAGGCTATTACAGTCACAGCGACATCTACAGACACACTTGATTTACTGAAGGCATCAACAAGTGTAAATCGTTTGCCTGTTTTGGTGCGTGGTAAAAACTTAGCTCCAACTACGGCAACCATCACTGTGCAGCTTCAACAATCCAGTGACAACGTTTCATGGGAAACCATTGAAACTTCCCGCGCTTATACAGGTGCTGAGCTTAATTCAGGTGTTATTGCAGAAGTTGTACTGCCTGTAAAACCTAAGCGTTACGTGCGTTTGAACTATTCGGTTGGTAGCGGACCATTCACGGCAGGAACTGTGTTTTCACATATTTCTGATAGTCGTGATGTTAGCGCTGCTTATCCAGTGTATGCAGGGGCTTAATCATGGAATACAAGCAAGTTCGAGCGAATCAAAAAGGCTTCTATAACGATCGTTTGGTTCAAGAAGGTGAAGTATTTTCTGTTCCAGAAGATGAAACTGCACTTTGGTTTGAAGATGTAGAGCCAAAACAATCTGAATCTAAAAATCCTTTTTCATCAATGAATAAGGAAGCGCTAACTCAAGCTGCTTTAGATAAGGGCATTCAATTAGATGGCTCTGAGACAAAAGCACAAATCATTGAGCTTCTATTAGCTGAATAATTAAAAAGGGCCCGTATTAGTACGGGCTTTTACCTCATAAAGCAAACGTAGCTAAAGGTGCATCAAATGTCTGAAGAACAAATTGAACAACAAATTCAAGAGAAAGGTTTAACAGCTCCACGCATTACACCTTCTCACATTGATTCAAAAGTTAAGCAAGTTTATTACCATTCGCCTTTAGCAGCCATTGACCCTAAACAGGCTATGGATGAAAAGACGTATCAAACATTACGTTGTTTAACATTTTGCACAATCGTTATGGAAAACGGCTTTACGGTTACAGGTGAAAGCGCATGCGCAAGTCCTGAAAACTTTGACCCATTCATCGGCAAAGAAATTGCCTACAAAAATGCTCGCGAAAAAATTTGGCAGCTTGAAGGGTACTTGTTGAAAGAAAAACTTTATCAAGCTGATTTAGACAAACAGTTCTAATGAAAGCATAGTTATAGGTAAATATCATGAAGAACAAATTATTAGCATTATCTCTATGTGCTTACATTGGTACTAAGTCAGTTTTAGCAGCTACGATGACTCGTGGTGAATACAACGATTACCGCGGTTGGCAAATTCCTGAAAATGAAGACCAGACTGAGCAAGGGTATTTAGTTGAGTATGTCGATGGCGGAAAACCAAACGATGATCGTCACAATGGATATATCTCTTGGTCACCTCGTGATGTATTTGAAAAGTCCTATCATCAATCACAAACACCTCAAGATCGAGTTCGTTTAGAACAGATTGAACTAACCAACAAATTAGATGCATTAGAAAACTTTTTAGACAAAGGACAACCTAATTTTATCAATGACGAGCAATGGGCTTTGCTGCAAGAACAGCAAAAACATATGGATGCTTATAGCGATGTTTTAGCAAAACGTATTGCTCTGTTTTAAAGACAGGAAAAGCCCATGAGATCAATCGTTGATCTTTGCAATTTGGCCTTGTCGCACCTCGCACAAGGCTATGTTGTAAATGAACTAACCGAACCGACAAAACCTGCAAATCTGTGTAATACATATTACCCAATTTGCCGACGCGAATTACTTGATAACGAACACCAGTGGACCTTTGCAGTAAAGCGCGTTCGCTTAAATGTTGATGCGGGTTATGAGTTTGGCACAGCTTATGTATTGCCTAGTGACAAGGTGCGATTATTTCAGCTTGAGTCTGGTGCACGATTTTATGTTGAAGGGAACCATTTGTTTACGGATGATCCCGCGCCAGTTTTACGTTATGTGCATGATGTAAAAGATTTGGCTTTAATGCCTGACTCTTTCAAGCTTGCGTTGTCATATCTATTAGCAGGTCGAATTGCAGGACCATTAACGCAAAACGAGCAAAAGCAATTAGCAATGATGCAGCTTCATGAAGTTGAAAAGGGCAAAGCTATTTTTATTGACCTTCAACAACATCGAATTGAAAAACGTCCTGAGCATGTAGGCTCAATGTTTGAGGCACGATAATAATGCAATTTTCATTTAATGGTGGCGTGATATCCCCTGATATGTTTGGTCGTATTGATCAAGCGAAATATCAGACAGGTGTAGCTAAATGCAAAAACTTTTATGTCGAATTGTTTGGTGGCCTGACATATAGAGCGGGTTTTCGCTACGTTCACCATTATGAAAAAACATTAGGCAAGATGCGCCTTATTCCATTTATCTTTAGTGAAGAACAAACGGTTGTTTTAGCAATTCGTGCCGGTGCGGTAAATTTCTTTGCTGATGGTGGGATGTTGCTAGATGACAATGATGCACCTTTAGAAATTGTTGTGCCTTATGCTGAACAGCACTTAATGCAACTTCGATATGCACAATCTGCTGACGTTATCACAATCACACACCCGGATTATCCACCACGTAAAATCATTCGTAAAGGTGCAACAGAATGGACAACTGAAGTTGTTACTGTTGGATATGGTTTAGATGCACCACAAAATTTAACTGGTACCGCAAATAAACCAAATGAAACTGGCTATATTGAACGTGATTATGTGTATCAAGTTACAGCTGTAAATGATGAAAATGAATCACAAGCATCGGCTAAATCACCAGTACTAAAAAATGATTTAACTTTATCAGGCAATACCAATGTTTTGACATGGGATGCCGTGGAAGGGGCAACGCGTTATAACGTATTTAAACTCCGCTCAGGCTTAGCTTCATTTATTGGTGAAACGACTGAATTGAGTTTTACTGACGACTACATCGAAACGAATGGAGCCATTACACCGCCTTTAATTCGTAATCCTTTCGAATTCTATCCAACAGCCGTTGGGTATTTTGGACAACGCAAAGTTTACGGTGGTGGTTATAAATCCCCTCAATGGTTGCGAATGTCACGTACAGCAACTGATGATAATTTTGGTTATCACATTCCGCTTCAAGATACGGACTCAATTCAAATACGTTTTGCGGCTCGAGATGGGAACGGGGTAAAACATCTCGTTCCAATGAGCGATTTAATGATTCTTACAAGCAGTGCTGTTTGGCGGCTTTCTTCAGATGGGGCAGTTACTGCGGCAAGTGTAAGCGTAAATAAACAGTCTTCAGAAGGTGCAAATGATGTAACACCTGTTGAAGTTGGGGGCGCTGCGGTTTTTGCTTCAGATCAAACGGGTCATGTTCATGAAATTTCACTTGCTAGATCGTACACCGTTTCTTATCAGACTTTAGATTTATCTATTATGTGCCCTCAATTATTTGATGAACATAAAATAATCGATTGTGCTTTGTTGCGTAAGCCTATGAGTATTATATATTTTGTTCGTGATGATGGGGTTTTATTGTCTCTTACATACGAACCGCAACAACAAGTATGGGCTTGGGCAGAGCATGAAACAGATGGTAAGTTTCTATCTGTTGCGGCAATTCCTGAAGAAAATCAAACAGTTCTATATGCATTAATTGAGCGTAACGGTTTTTATACCATTGAACGAATGCTTACCAGACAACCATTAGATATGCAGGATAAATGTCATTTAGATGGAAGTTTTCATTATAAAGGGGCAGCAGTAACGTCATTGTCTGGTTTAGATTGGCTTGAAGGGCAGACAGTATCTGTTTTCGCTGACGGTGGTGTAAAACCACCTGTTAAAGTTGTGAACGGAACAATCCAACTATCCCGTGAATTATCTAACGTTTGGATTGGTTTACCCTATGAAGCTGAAATGCAGACATTACCTGTACTTAATCAGCAAACCAATCCAATTAAACCGAAGGTTGTAAATAATGCGTTTTTACGTGTGCTTGGCACCCAAAATATTTTAGTAGGTTTTAATCAAGATAGTTTACAGCCTACAGCAATAACTGAATATAAACCGCGCAGCCGTGAACCTTACGGCAGACCATTAGATTTAATTGACGGTATTGTTGAAGTTCCTGTTGCCAGTACATTCGAGCGAGACGTTCAAATTACGGTAAAACATGATAAACCTTTACCTATGAAATTATTGGCCTTAGAGGTTGAGATTAAATGAGACGAAATAATATTGAGATTCGCAAACCGACTGAACGCGATATTCGTATTCTCGTTGAAAATTTACGCCCTGCGGATCAAGAAGAGTTAAAAGCATATTTTAGTGATAACTATGATTGGATCGTTAAAACCTGTGTGAAGGGTTCGCGTGATGCATGGTCTGTTGTTGTAAATGGTAAGTTGCTTTTCATTTGTGGAGTTGGGCTTACAAGCTTAATTGGTAATGTTGGTTGCCCTTGGTTACTTGGTACCACACACATTAAGAAATACCCAATTGAGTTTGTGAAGCAAAGCCGCAGTATTTTAAGAGAAATGCTTGCGAACTATGACGCTCTTAAAAATCATGTTTACATCAAAAATGATGCAGCAATACGATTTTTAAAACACCTAGGTTTTTCGATTAAAGAACCTGTTATTCATGGGGCTAACGGTGAGTTATTTCATCCGTTTAGTATTACGGTGGCATCATGATGGGTGGTATGGGCGGCGGCGGCGGAGGGGGTGGCGGTCAAATGGGTGGGGGTAATCTCTATCAAGCCATTGCAACCGCTGCAGTAAAAGGTGGAACAACCTATTTAAAATTAAAGGCTCTTAAACAGTCTTTAGAACAACAAGCTGAATTGGCAGGGGCTAACGCTACACTTGCTGATATTCAAGCGCGTGATGCTATCGATGATGGCCGTAATACTGTCACTGACTTTCAGCGTAATTTATCAGGTTTTAAATCAAGCCAAATTAATGCGCTTGCTGAAAATGGTATTGACGTAACACAAGGCTCTGCAATTGATTTACTAGCAAGTACTGAGATGATTGCTCAAGGCGATATTGACACGATTAAATACAATGCCGCTATGCGTTCGTGGGGGCATCGTGTTCAAGAGACAAATTATATTAATCAGAAAAATTCTCTTGAAGCTCAAGCCAAATCGGTACGTCCGCGTTTAAATGCTGAACTTGCTGCGATGGACCAATTTGCATCTTCATTAATGGGTGGCGGCTCTGGTAGTCCAATGCAAGGCGGTGACTCACTAACTATGTCACAACCTACAACAGGTTCGTATAACAGCAATAGTAATTTTTCAATGTCTCTGTATGGCAACGAGCAAGGCGCATCGTGGCAGAACTACAATTGGAATTGGATGGGAGCATCTTAAATGCGTATACCTCAGTTTACTTCTCAAGTCGCTGAAGGCGATATGCCCAATGTACAGATCAGCGGCGGGGTTACCCCTGGTCAAGCCGTTGACATGGTCGGCAGTCAAGTAGACGGTTTTGCCAATCTAGCAAATACATTTGCCAATAAATATAAAGAATATCAGGATGACTCTGATAAAGCCCGTGTAGCATTAACTATTGCTGAAACACAAAACGGAGTAAACGACTACTTATATAATTCCAAGACCGGATTATTGAATATTAAAGGCGAAGCAGCTTTAAAGCGTGAGTCAGGACAATCTTTGATTGATGAAGCAAATACTTGGCTAAATGATTTTACTGCTGAAAAAATTGAGGGATTTTCTAACAATAATCAAAAGAATTTATTTAACCAAAACTTGATTACAGTCCGTGGGCAGCTTAATCGTATTGCTTCACAACACCTATTCACTGAATCTCAGAAATTTCAAAAGTCAGCTTTTGAGGCAGAAATAGATGCTAATTCAAGTTCAGTAAATCTTAATTATTCAGATTCGGAAACAACAAACCAATCGCTCACAAAAATTAATAGCGCATCGCAAAATTACGGTAAAAGCCAAGGTTGGAATCAGCAACAAATAGATTTATTTGTTAAGGAGCAACAAGACAAAGCCTTATTGGGTGCAATTAATTTAATGCAAACAAACGGTGACCCTTCGGCTATACCATCATACTTTAAGCAGTACAAAGATTACATGTCACCCCAAACTCAAGCGAAAGTGGGCAAGCTAATTCAGGATAACAATGCTGATATTTTTATGACAGAAATCATAAAATATAAAGAAGATCCTGAAGAACTTGATAATTACATTGTGGGTTTACAGGACCCTAATAGTAAATTTTCGCAAAGTGTTGGGGCTAGGAATATCCCAACTCTACTTGGTAGAGCAATTGGCTATCGTGATGCTTATGATAGAAATTTAGTTGCAGAGTCTAAAAGAAAAGATGAAGAAGGGAAAAAGGCCCTAGGCGATTTTAGAAAAGATATTGAAAGCGGCATTCCTTTTTCATCACAAAGGCTCACTGAATTAACTTCTAAGGTGGAGGGCACGGCATCTCAAGGTGAGTTTGATAGACTAAATAGAAGCTTACCAGTATTTCAGCTTTTGTATTCTATGCCTGCTGATGCAAGAGAATCCTTCATCAGCTCTTATGAATCAGATGCAAAAACAAAAAAATCTGATAATCCACAAGATGTAAAATTCGTTACTGATCAAATGCGAGCAATTCACACAGGGTTATTAGATAAAGAGAAAAATGATCCGGCATTAGCTTATTCTATAAAAACTGGTAACCCTTTAACGCAGGCACCTACCACCTTAATTATCCAAGGCGATAGTAAAGCACTAAATATTGTTAGTAGTAATATTCAAAAAATGGTTGCTACGAATCAAGCTAGTGGATCAACTACGGGTTCTATAAATCCGCTTTCAAAGCAGCAACAGGAAGAAATGAAATCTTTTTGGAAGTCTGCCCCTCCTACTCAAAGACTTCATCTAGTGTCTAACCTACAAAAAGCAGCTCAAGGCAACCCCAATGCATCTCGTGAAATGATTCAGTCAATTGCAGGCACAAGTAACAATACTTTTAGATGGGCGGCAGCTTTAAACAACCGCGGTTTAAAAGACATTGCGAATCAAATGGCTGTTGGGCAGGATTTAATTGATAAAGGGGATGTTAAGGTTGATGAAGCGCTATTAACTCAAAAAACAACTGAATATTTAAAAGGCATCACTGCACCAGGTAAACCTGATTTCAATATCTACAAAGATGCAGTAAGAGCCAACTATGCATATCTTTTGCAGAAGTCTGAAAAAATCCCAAACAAAACAGAAAAATCCACTTCTAAAAAATTAGATGAAGACCTTATTAATTTGGCTCTACTAAATACTACTGGTGGAAAGTTTACTAGCGGTAGTTTTCGCAGAGAAACATCAGTGTTACGCCCGCATACTGTAGGCGAGGCATCTTTTAGACAGCAGCTTGAACAATTTAACTCTCGAAATGCACGAACTTACGGCGGGGCTGATCGCGAGGATTTTTTAGATTTGCCATTAGAGCAAGATACTAAAAACCCTTATCAATACTATTTTAAAAACGGTAGCGGGTACGTTATGGATTCTACCGACCCTAAACGCAAAACCAGATTAACATTTACTGTGAGATAGTTTTATGGAAATTTTAGCAGATGACGAACTTGCTTTGATGCCTGATGATCCACGGTACAAGCCTAAAAACCAGCGAGGGAATGTTCTTGATGTCGTTTTAGGTGCGGCATCTGGTGTTGCTATGGGTACCGTTGAAGTTGCAACGGCACCAGATGCTTTAATCCGTGGGGATAAAAAGGCCGCAGCTTTACGTGCACAGAATCTAACAATCTTTAAGCCTGAAGACCTTAGTACCGCAGGTGAGCTTACATTCGGTTTAACCAAGGATTTCACCCGAATCGGATGGAATGCTTTAGCTACTATTGGTACTGGAGGGTACGCATCTTTAGGATTAAATGCAGGGTTATTTGGTACCCAATCATATGAAAATGAAAAAGCAGATTTACTAAATAAAGGTGCAGATATTGACACTGCAAGAACAGGCGGTGCAATTCGAGGTTTAACCGATGGTGCAGGTTTCGCTTTACCTGTTCATGGTGTAGCAAAAAATGTTATTGCCGATGCTGTTGTTACAACAGGTTTAGCAACAGCAGGGGGTGCTGTAGGCGATTATGTAGAGGGTGATTACCTTAAAGGCAATACAAATAAAAAAATAGCAGAATATGGAGAGCAGCTACAGGAAAATGCTACTAGTCCACTTGCTCTTGGTTCAAACGCCACAATGGCTTTAATGCTGAATGTTTTTGCAAATAAAGCTAAATTAAGACCTGAGCAAGGTACAGAGCATGATGCTGCGGATACTATAAATGACGCTGCTCAAGTGCATGCTAATATCGACCATGCTGAAGGCTTAAATCCATTTGAACCAACAAGTGCAAAAGAGTCCAATGACCATTTTGATGCGCTCGATACTTCGCTTGAACAAGCTGTAAATGATGAGCTTGTATCACTTGGACGGCCTGTCAGTGGAACTCCAAAAAATATTCCGGTACCAAATAAAGAAATACGCCCTTTGTCTTTTAAGGGGAAGTCAGCAACTGTCCAACAAAAAATTTATGATACAGCGTTATCAAGTGGGCTAAATGATTCCGAAGCTAGGGCTGCTTTAGCTATAGCCCATTTTGAAAGTGGCGGTAGTTTTGACCCAAACGTTACCAACCCAAGCAGTAAATACAAGGGTATTTATCAATTTAAGCCAAGTACATGGCGTGCTGAAGGTGGTACCGATGCTAACTATACTGATATTAATAAGCAAATCGAATTAGGTATTAAGCATACAAAAGGGAACATTGCTTATATTAAAAAAGAAACGGGCGTAACACTAACCGGTTCTCAAATTTACTTACCACATCTATTGGGCCGTGGCGGAGCAAAAGCCGTTATACGTGCGATAAAGAATACCCCTGATGCACGTGCGGAAGATGTGTTGCGTAAAGTTTATGGTAAAGACACTTATGCAGTTTTAAAAGGTAATGCCATTAACCCTGATGATTCAATTCAGGCTGCTATGGGCAAGTTCACTTCTAAAATCGATAACCTTATAGCAACCCAATATGGCGGAGATATAAAAAAAGGAAATTTAGCTATTAGGGGTAGCGAATCTGATTTTCCAGAATTTGAATCTTCAGTTGCTCAGATACCTGAATACAAGCGTGAAGGTGATGTACTAATTGAGGCATCACCAAACTTATTTGTAAATCGACTGAATAGTGAACCTGAAAAATTACTTGAACTCGAGGACGACTTTCATCGTCTATCTGAACCGCTCAATTCAGAAGATATTGAATATTTACGAGAGACAACACATTACCAACCATACGATGGCAATGTGAATAAAGTTACGTATGAAGAACCACAAGTAAGCTTGTCAGGTAGTAGTCGCAGTACACAACGTAGTTTTGATTATTTAAGCGCACAGTTACAACAAACTGATTTTCAGAGCAGTGATGTAAATACGGCTCCAATAAAGGCTTTAAATAATATTGATGAAGAACCGCGGCAACCACGTTTAAATGATGGTCAATCAGAAGTAGATACTACAACTGCCTCACAAGCTCAGTCACCGAGAGAAGGCTTTGAAAATTGGCAAGCAACTCGATCAACAGATTATATTAAACGTGAAAAGGCTCAATCAGATGGGGTAATGGTTCAAGAAATATATAACAAAAAAAATGACACGCTTTTTCAAAGAACTGTAAATACAGATGGTAGTGTTTCACCCGTAAAAATTTCTCGTTCGGGAAATGATGTTTTTGTGAAAAGTTTGATAGATGGGGCAGACAACACACCGTTGAGCAGTCTTCAAAGTAAAGCTACCCAAGCGATTGAACGAGAATTTTGGAAACCAAGTAGAGAGAAAATTGCAGGGGCACCAAAGCTTGATACAGAAGGGCAAAGTGATTTTGGTTCTTTTACAGAAACAGTTGATGGTCGGGAAGCAGTCAAGGCCATGATTGATAATCCTGATATGGAAGTATCGGTATCACGTTTAGATGAAAGTGGTAATGAAGAAATAGTTTCTATGTCGGCTCGTGACTGGTTGGATTATATTCGTGAGCAAGAGGAAATTGCTAAAGATGAAATACAAGCGGTAAGAGCATTAGCAAGTTGTGCATTAAAATTTGGGAGTGAGGCTGCATGAGAGCTGAATGTCGTGATCAAGTTGCCCAAGCATTGGGTAAGAAAAAATTAAGCGCTGCGGATAGCAACCGAATTTCTCAATTGTATATTCGTGCTCAAAACATTCTTGCGCGTACTGACTCAGATTGGCTTTTAAAAAGCCCAGCTGAAAGGGCGGAGGCTATTGCCCAAAAAACAGCAAGTGATTTGTCTGTTCAGATTGCTAAGAACAATCAGAACATTGCTCGGGATGCAATTTTAAAGGCGCAGTTAGAGCAGGAAATTTATAATCACTCTACGCTCAATCCTATTCAGGTTCTTATGCGTAAGATTGCTTATTTCTCTGATCAAAGTGGGATTCAGTCGGTAGAAAAACAATCACAAGCACTTCATAGTAGATGGATGTCTTTAGTTGCTGATGTCTTCACTAAGACACAAGAAAGATGGGGCCTTTCTGTCAATAAAGAAATGACCGATGACATTATTCGCGTCATGTTTGGTAGAAAGTCAGATAATCCAGAAATTGTGGCAATGGCCAAAGAGGTCAGTTTTGCATTGGAAGAAATGCGCTTAGCCTATAACAGGGCAGGTGGAAATATTCGTAAGCTAGATAATTGGGGGTTCATGACATCCCATGATCAGAAGAAAGTTGCGTTATCTACCGAGCAAGAATGGGTCGATGACGTTCTTCAAAAACTAGACCGTAATCAATATGTCCGTGAAGATGGTTTACTGATGAGTGATAGTGAAGTACGCACTATGCTAAAAGATGTTTACCGGACAATTGCCACAAACGGGGCGAACAAAGTTTTAGATGGTCGAAAAATCATTACCCCTGTTGGCGGTCGTTCTAAAATGGCAAATAGGCACCAAGAAGCCCGTGCTCTTCATTTCAAAGATGGTGATTCATGGCTTGAGTATCAGGCCAAATTTGGCACATACAATGAAACAGGTTTTCATGAAATATTAAAAAACCATACACATCGTATGAGCACTGAAATTGCCATGATGCAGAATTTTGGCTCTAACCCAAGGTTGAGTTTTGAAACTCTCTTGGAGGAGGCCAGTACAAAACTAAAGGCCGATCCAGAGAACGGCAACAAACATGGCGAAATTGATAAGCAATCTAAACGTGCTTTGTCTATGTACAACACTTTAGATGCCAATACCAGGGCGGTTGATTCTACCTTGGGAAATGTAATGGGTGGACTACGAGCATTAATGGTTGCTTCAAAGTTAGGTGGAACAACCCTAACGACTATCGGGGACCATGCTAGTACAAAGAAAATAGCCAATATGCTAGGGCTATCATATACAAAATCGGTTTTACCTGAGTATATGAAACAGCTTACGCAAGGGAATTATCGAGATGAAGCCCTCCGTTTTGGTTTAGGTATTACAGAGATGGTGGGCTCTACATCTCGTTTTGGCGATGCCGACGTAGTTAGTAGTGCGACCAAATCAGGGCGATTTAATGCTCGTATGCAACAACTGGCATCCACAACTTTAAAAATATCTGGATTGAATGCAGTAACTGCCGGAATGAAACGGGCCTTCAATTTGGTTCACATGAATAAAATTGCAGACATGACCCGAAATACTCATTGGAAAGATTTAGGCAAAGATGACCTAAAGGTATTAAAGGGTAACGGGATTAATGAAAAAGATTGGAATTTATGGCGTGATTTAACTCCATCAAAACGTGAAGATGGTGCTTTAGTTCTGACCCAAAATGATTTTTTTGATGCGCCCGATGAAATCATTAAGAAATTCTTGCCCAAAGATAAACAGGATAGCCCTACTGCTATTGTAGATTATCGCTATAAAGCGGCAATGAAATATCAGACTCATATTTTTAATGAAGAGTCGGTTGCTATAATTGAAGCAGGGGTACGTGAGAGAAGTATTATTAATCTTGGGGATGCGGGAACAATTCAAGGTGAATTAGGTAGAACCCTTTTTCAATTTAAAGGCTTCCCATTAGCTTATATGTTGCGCATTGGGCATAGAGCTTTTGCCCAAGGGGATATCAAAAGTAGAGTAACATTCCTTGCATCACTTCTTGCTTACCAAACATTGGCAGGGGCCTTTATCGTTCAACTGCAAAACCTTGCGAATGGCAAAAATCCTGAACCTGTTTTTACCCCAGATTTCTTTGGAAAGTCTATTCTAAAAGGTGGTGGGCTCTCATTTATGGGGGATTTAATGAGTGCATTATCCGACCCTACAGGACGCAGTTTTGGGGATTTTGTTGCAGGTCCGTTAGTGAGTCAAGGTGGCAAGCTTGGTATGTTGCTAACTGGGATGGGTAATAACTTTATTGAAGGTAAAGAATCTACTCGAACTATGGAAATTGCAAATACCTTGAAGGGTAATTTGCCATTTCAAAACATATGGTACAGTAAGCTGATAATTGACAGAATGTTATATTCTAAACTTCAGAACATGATTGACCCTGACTACTTACCAAAAACACAACAACGGTTAGAAAATTTGGGCAACAGCTATTGGTGGGATTTAAGCGAATGAGAAATAGGGGTAAATAAAAATTGGGAAAATTAACTTTTAAAAGGCATTATTTATTTTATTTTTCTGCTCTGTATCTTCTATATGCAGCTGTAGGCGATTTTGATTTTGACTATGGATTTTATCAAATTTTAAGATTTGTAGCTTTTTTCAGTTTTGGATTTGCCTCTTTTACTGCTTACTCGCATAAACAGCAAATTACTCCTTTTATATTGGGTTTGATTGCTATTGTTTTTAATCCCTTTTTGCCTATTTATCTTGAGCGTGAAACATGGAAATTAGTAGATATAGTAAGTGGACTATTTTTAATATTATGGACAATTACCACTTTTAAGGACGCTATATATGCCTTTTTCAACCAAGTTATTAAGAAAAACAAAAAGGTATCTATTGCCGCCATCTCTATTGTCGCAATTGTATTTATTCTGCTTATTGTAGGCTGGCCGTTTGTTCACAAATATGAAGAACCCGCAGCAGCTAGTGCCGAGTATCTAAATACTGATCCCCTTTTATATGAACATGAGAGTGGATTAGATCGAATTGAACCGCTTGAAAATACTGACAAGGTTAAGAATAATCAAGATATCATTGTATCAGGTGAAAATCTTAGCAATCCAAATATCGACCAGTTAGCTGTAATAACTACAACTACAGAAGGATTGACGATTGGTGAGGTTCAGCAAATAAATAGTCGTCGAAAGGAGTTAGGGCTTCCTGTTTTATTAGAAAAAAACAATAACCACAGCTCAACATATAATCCTGAAAGACCTTTTAAGTCAGAAGTAGTAAATGATATTTATCAAAATTCTAATGATAAAGCTGATCAAAATAAAAACGTGGTCGAACCCCAAGGCATTGAGCTAGAAAATAACGACGCTTCAAGCCCATCTTCAGAAGTGGTTTTATAAGGCGACGCTTGCAACAGGCATACCATTTGCGACGCTTGGTAAACCGATTGGCTATTGGCTTGCAATTGCACAAGGCAAGAAAGATGCGCCCGAAAGCATTTATGATGCAACCCGCGGAACGATTACAGGAAAACATGCGCCTGAAGATGATAAGTAATGATGTAGCATGATCAACTGTTATTTATCGTTATTTAACAATAATTTGCCTAAAAATTATAGTTGACTCTGTAATTTTGATAGTTCAATATCTAACCAAATTACGGAGTTTTTCGCATGAATTATTTAGTCATTAAAAATCTAGGTCACGGTTTTTATTTAGGTAAAGGCAATGTTAGACAAGGCGGTAAAGAATTTATCGTTTTTAAAAGCGATAAAGAAATGCTCATAGGTGCTGAAACATATGAATATGATGCCGAAAGCAATCAATTATTGTGGGAAGGTATTGAAAACCTAGGACATGTTGTTGTTGGTTTCGCTGACACTGAAGAAGAAGCATTAGATTTAGCGTTTTAAATACCTGTTGACAGTGCAAGACCAACGATCAACTATTTGTTAGTTAGCTTACATAAAATTGGCTGTAGAGACTACAGCCTTTTTTATTGGTGGGCAAAAGATGACAGTTCCTATTTCCGACCGTTTAAGCCAACTATATGTTGGTAACGGCACAAATTCCCGTTTTGATTTTACATTTCGTGTATTTAACCAAGAAGACATTACAGGTGTCGCGATCCGTAAAAAAGACACAACTGGTTTTGAGACAGTTGATCCATCTACATATTCGGTAACCCTTAATCAAGACGGGTTTGGGGGCTATATTGTTTTTAGTACTCCACCTGATTCGTCGATGTATTTCTATATAGCGGGAGCAACCCCACTTGATCAGATTCTTGATATCACAAACTACGATAATTTTTATCCGGATGCGATTGAACGTGCTTTAGATAAACTTACAGCTTTACTTCAAGAGTGGGGTACGCAGCTAGACCAAGAAAAACAAGCTCGGATTTTAGCAGATATCCAATATGACTCTTTAGCGATGGAGAGAGAAGAAAATTTAGAAAACCGTTTGATTAGTTATATAAATGCTGTTGTGGGGATTACAAATCCAAAAATTTTTGACGGTATTTCTGACCGTATGGTGATAACTGCCGATGGTAGAACTCAACGTGAATTCAATGAATCCATTCCTTTTTGGACGGGGGATTACGTAGATTTCAAACAAGAAACGTATTTGCGTGAAGAGAAAATACTTGACTATGTTCAAGAACAAGACGGTATTTTGCAAACCAATATAGATTCAGAAGCTGCTCGTGCGGCTGCTGCCGAAGCCGCAATTGATGCAAAAGTTAATGCAAATGGTGTAGGTAATAGAGCATACAAAACATATGCAGAAATGGATGCTGATAAAGCGAACATTCCTGCAAAATCAAAAGTCACAGTAACGAATGACCCAGATAGCACTAAAGACGGGGATTATCAGTGGGACGGAACAGTTTTCACTAAGTCATCTTATAATCCTGCTACACAATCGAAAATATATACAGATCAGCAGATCGCTGACAAAGTATTAAAACACCTCAAGACATCTGGAAACGTGCATAATGTTTTTGCTCTGTTTGATTTAATGAGTAATTCTTTACTCCGATTCTCTAACGATGGCGGACTTTATATCTTTGGACAAGACGAAAGCGTTCAAGACAAATTTTTAACTAATGGAATTGATTTAAAAAATCTGAATCAATTTAAAGAAATTGTATCTAAGATACTATTTTACGTAACTTCTGATGAAATCCTTCGCTTAACTGCATCTGATGGATTACCGATAGTCAGAATTAAAGAGGATGCAGGATTATATTTATACGGTGATTCAGAATCAATTCAGGAAAAATTTAAGCAGTTATTTGCATCAATAAATGAATTAAAATCTGGAGACTTGGGATTATTAACTAAAGCCACTTCATTTATTCTTCGATTAGATGACTCACTCGGAAATCCACTTTTAAGATTTGATGATCAATCAAAAGCGTATTTTTTTGGAATGAGTGAGTCAATTCAAGATTTACTTGCAAAAATTACAGAACCAAAGTCTGTTTATATTCCGCTCTATGCCAAAAATCCTGATTATCTAGACAAAAAATTCTTCTTGAATGATGCATTTGTAGAGCGTTTAAACCATGCTCGAATGATGTGCACTGATGTTGCGCCTGTGCCAAATTTCATGACAAAACAGAAATTCGCGATCGGCAGCAATTGGGTAAATGATGTCACATTAGATGTGTTAAATCCTGATGATCGTGTGCCGATGGATGGGTATCAATATGTTTTTACAAAAGATATTGGTGTTGTTCATCCACAAGTCTGGGTTTTTAATGAAGCTGTAGCGGGCTATAAATATTGGCTCAGTATTAATCCGTACACGAACGGGAACGACCAACTTGAGTTACCGTTTATCTACGGTTCAAATGATCCGGAATTTAGAAGTTGGGAGCTAATTCCCGAATTTCCAACACCATTTGAGATTGATCCAACTGATGAAGATGGTTCATATCGAGGGCATTTATCAGATTCAGGTTTCACATACGACGTGAAAAATGGAGACTTAATTTTCTTTTGGCGTAAGAATTTATATTACGCAGAAGGAAACCCAATACCCGCAAAAGTTGGAGTTTCGGGTGCGAGATTTAATGGGAAAAGATGGTCTGAAAAGCATCAAATTTACGGGCTAAGACCAAACCCCGAAGGCGGTGTAACAGATCAGTTACTATCACCGAATATTGTCTATAACCCATCTGACGATCTGTATTACATGTACAGCACACAAGATGGGAAGCTGTGGTATCGAACATCAAACGATTTGACTGGTGACCATTGGTCCGCTCGAACTGAGTGTATTTTAAGCCATCATACAGGTAGCTTGTGGCACTTAGATGCAAAATTCATCGGCGATAAGTTGGTCATCTTAATTCATCAAGATAACTTCATGTCATCGTCAACAGATGCTTTGTATTTCGCTATTTCAAGCGATTTTGTGAATTTCAACGTAAGTGCGAACTCAATTTTAACTGAAGTAGACCCGCCAATTTACAAAGCAACTTTTCAGCCCATTTTAACTGGTGAAAACACAGCAAAATTCAGAGTGATCTATACGTCTGACGCTAGAACAACACCGCAGTATCAAATGTATGTAACAGATACAAATGAAATCAATATCGGAGCATAAGCAATGACACTTTTTTTACAAGCAGATAAAGCGTTAAAATTACCAAAACTTTCTGAAAAGGTAGGTGGTGCTGTCCTGCAACTAGATTTTCGAGATAACACTTTCAAAAGAAGTGGATTAGATGTGGCTTTAAGTACCTTAATCGAAAAGACAAGTCAAGGCGTTGGCGGTAAGTACGACGCATATGGGGTGTGGGAAGAGGTTGCACAATATGGCTTTGGGGGATCTGTTGATCAAGAGACGTTCAATCGCGGTTTGCTTATCGAAGCATCTTTTGCGAACCTTTTTTTAAATAGTAAAGCCCCGGTCACACAAACTATATCCGTCACTGTCACAGCTGCAACAGAAGCTTTTTTACTTTCGGTAGTTGGTTCTGGTTCTGCAACAGTATCAGTTGGCTCTAAAGTTTTTGGCTCTGCAACATACCAAAAACCACTCCACATTCAGGGTGACGAATTCGGAATTGGTACACATAATGTCGTTATCACAGTAAATAGCCCTCTTGAATACGTTGGTTTTTATCGAACTGTTCAAGCTGTTGAGCGAATCGCACGAATCACAACAGCAGGCAATTTAGTAACACGTGTCGCGGATGTTGTAAAAATTAAACAAGATGTTTTAAATGCTCTGCTGACAAATTTTACGGGGTGTATTGTTGTTAAAAACTATAGTCCAAATAATATTTTTGACCGATCCAAAACAATTGCGCAATCCGGCTCTATTCTTCAGGTTAAAAATACAGAGCATAAGGGCTATTTTGTTGCACGTCAGGAAAACGGAACTATGACCAACTTGCTTCGACGTAGTGATGCAACTGAAAAAATTGAGCAGACGAATACGCCTCTTTCAAATTCAAATGTGTATGCCCTTAATTTTAGCCCTACCTCCGCAAAATTAGCGCATAACGGATCAACGTCGAACGCGGTTGCAATGTCCGGTGTGGCACTAAGTGGTATTTTTGTTGGTAGCGGTGAAGCATGGTCGACTACGATCACAAATTACGTGCAAGAAATTTTGCTTTTCAATCGACAGCTGTCAGATGAAGAGTTAATAAAAATTACTAGCTAAACTTAAAGTACTCATAAATTCTTTGATTACGGATTAATCTACTCAAAGAATTGTTCTTTAAAATCTAAAAGCCCCGATTAATTCCGGGCTTTTTACTGTCAACAGATTTCGATACAGAAACTAAACCAATCAATAAAATGATGAAAACATTAGATTGGTGGCAAAAATGAACGACCCTTTAACTATTAAATCATTGCCGTGGATTATCAAAATATGGGCGGCAGTCATGGGTGGCATTTTTGCTCTCATGTTAAGCGGTGATATCGACATTGAAGGCAAGATTAAGATCAACCTCAGTGTTATTTTGAAATTATCTATCAGTATCACAATCAGTCTTTACGGCGGTTCAGCTTTTATTGAATACCAAGATTTAGGCAATCTTCACCCAATGACTCACGGTTTTATCATGCTGATTTTTGCCGTGTTCGGCATGCTCCTAATTGGTATCTGGTACCAAGCCATTAGGTTGTGGAAGGGTAAAACGATGAGCGAATTAATTTTTGAAATTAAAGAAGCTTTTAAAGCTCTTTTCAAATAGGAGAATGCCCATGTTAATAGATGACGCAGAAAAAGAAAAAGTTGCACAAGCCTACTCATGGTTACGTGCAATGTCGGGCGGCAAACTCGCACATGAGCAAGTTACGGCAGGTGATTCAATCATCGCAATGAATGGCCTTAAAACATTTGCTCAAGTCATCGGATATAAATTAGATACCAATGTTACAGGCTTCCGCGATATTTCCGAAAACGGATATAAACTCATTAAGTCATTTGAAGGTTTCATGCCAAAGGCTTATCAAGATACTGGCGGCGTTTGGACGATCGGATACGGCACTATTAAATACCCGAACGGCACACGTGTTAAGAAAGGAGATATTTGCACCATGACAGAAGCCGAAGAGTGGTTGAAAAATGACTGCGCTTGGGTTGATGCTTGTTTAGATAAATACTTAAAGAACAATCCGACACAAAACCAGTTTGATGCACTAGCTTCATTAGTCTACAACATTGGCGAAACGGCTTTTTCAAAAAGCACAATGTTAAAAAATCTTAATGCAGGCGATGTAAAAAGCGCGGCTAATCAATTTGATAAATGGGTTTATGATAATGGTAAAGTCATAAACGGTTTAGTGAATCGTCGTGCAGCTGAAAAGAAGTTGTTTTTAACATGAAAGTATTTCATTGCAAGCGGACCAAGTTTGCACTTCTTTTAAGCATATTGTGCATCCTTTTTTCGGGATGCACAGCACATTCAATTAATAACAACATTCAAGTATCATTGTGCGTAAAAGCATTATGAGTTTTTATTAATGACCCAAGTGATGATCAAAGCCTTTGACCATGCAAATACAAAAGTAATTGACTTTTTGGCTGAAGTAGGTAAGGGCGGCAATATTCTTAAAGTTTTTGACTATAACGGTAATGAACTATCTATAAATTTGGATGGTACCGTAATTTATAATCGGACTCGATGGCACTTACCCATTAAAGTAGATTTAAAATAAAGCCCCAATTAAGAGGCTTTTGTTTATGCAGCGTTTAGCATCTTGGCAATTTCCGATGCAGTCGGGTTGTAATACGTATTCACCAGAACACTAATTGTTTTGTGACCTGTGATTTTTGCGAGAATTTCTACAGGTAAACGGTATTCATGAACAAAGCGTGTAATTGCTTCATGTCTAGAATCATGGAATGTAATAACCCCATCCAAACCAACGCGACGTAAATTACGTTGCCAAATTAACCTAAATGCGTTCGATGTAAGTGGAACCATTCGCGTATCGTTTGGATCCTCTGGCAACCAAGAAAGCATTTCTTTTGCCTTGGCCGTTAAGGGTACATCACGTGAAGAACCGTTCTTAGTATCTAATAACCGGATGAAGTCAGTAAAAATTAAATGCTTTTGTACGCTGAGTATTTCGCCTTTGCGCATTGCAGTTTCAAGAGCAAACAGAAATGACCACGCAACTCGATGTCTTGGCTGAGTTGGTGTTTTACCCCGCTCATAATCCAAGCCTTTTACAACTTTATCAATGTGGTCCTGATTAACGCGTTGATGCCTTGGCGGCGGTGCTGAAGGTTTAGTAATTTCTTTAAATGGATTTTCTTTAGTCAAAAATAATTCTTTTCGTGCAAAGTCAAAAACTGAACTGTACATAGCCATTTCTCTGATGACTGTTGCGCCTTTAACTTGCTTCAAGCGCTTATCACGCCATTGCTTAACTAAAGCAGGGGTTAGGTCGTGTATTGACTCATCTGCAAGTTCGCCCCAATTTTTCTTTAGACATTTGAGCATTTGAACAATTAAACGGGCGCTTTTCATTTTGCGGCCTTCTTCCTGATAGTACATATCAAAAAGAGCTTGAAAAGAGATATGGATTTTTTCAGGTTCTGAAACTGGTTGTTCAGATTGTAATTCTAATAGTTTAGTTGCGGCCCACTGTTCACATTCACTAGCTGTGTCACGTGTTGCTGCGTAACGTTTACCTTTGAATCGAACTTCAATACGCCAAGCGTTGCCGCGACGGGTCGGTTTCTGCATTTTTAACACTCCAAATTTCATGGTGGCGCACTGCCGACAAAAATTGAAGATGTACAAATGACACCCACTTTTTTGGCGGCGGCACGGAAATATAAAGCGTTTTTTAATGTGAAATATGGATATTTTGAGTATCCATAGCTGACCTATCGACAATAAAAAACAAGCCAAAAGGTTACTGGAACCTTTCAGCTTATTGATTTTTAACAACAAATTTTGGAGCGGGAAACGAGACTCGAACTCGCGACCCCAACCTTGGCAAGGTTATGCTCTACCAACTGAGCTATTCCCGCAATGTGAGCACATTATAGATTGTTTCACTAAAGTGTCAACACTCTTGTGATTTAATTGAACATTTAATCAGCACGACGCCAAACTGTACCTTGACGCGTATCTTCTAATACAACACCTTGGTCGAGTAAAGACTGACGAATACCATCTGCTTTAGCAAAGTCTTTTGCTTTTTTCGCATCAACACGTTGTTGAATGAAATCTTCAATTTCAGCATCAGACAAAGCAAGCGCTTCTTGTCCAATATCAGATTTTAAGAAATCATCTACATTGTGTTGTACCAAACCTAAAATGTTGGTGAGGTGACGTAATGTCGAATAAAGCACAGTCGCTTGGTCAGCTTGCTCTTCTTTTACAGCACGGTTTAACTCTTTATTGAGTTCAAACAATACGGCCATTGCTTCGGCAGTGTTGAAGTCATCACACATTGCATTGTTAAAACGTTCAATAAAGCTTTGATCAAGCGTTTCAGTTGTCGTTTGACCATACACTTGTTGGTAAGCTTTAAATGAATGATAGAAACGAGTTAAAGACGTTTTTGCTTCTTTGAGTGCCACATCAGAGAAGTTCACAGGACTACGATAGTGTGAAGACACAATAAAATAGCGGATCACTTCAGGGTGGAATTTCTCCATCACGTCACGAATCGTAAAGAAGTTGCCTAAAGACTTAGACATCTTTTCGCCGTCAACGTTAATGAAGCCAACATGCATCCAGTAGTTTACATATTGCTCACCAGTCGAAGCTTCACTTTGCGCAATTTCATTTTCATGGTGCGGGAACATTAAATCTGAACCACCACCATGAATGTCAAAGTGATTGCCTAAGCAGCAAGTCGACATTGCAGAACATTCAATGTGCCAACCCGGACGGCCATTACCCCAAGGAGATGCCCAAGATGGTTCATTTTCTTTTGCATGTTTCCAAAGTACAAAGTCAAACGGATGTTTCTTTTCAACTTCTACATCAACACGCTCACTTGCACCAGCTTGCATGTCATCAAGCTTACGGCCAGAGAGGCGACCATATTTTTCAAATTTGGTCACTTCAAAATAAACATCGCCGTTTGAAGCAGGGTAAGCAGAACCTTTATTGACTAAATTGCCAATCATATTTTGCATCTGGTCGATATATTCAGTTGCTTTAGGTGCTTCATCTGGTGCTAAACAACCTAAGTTCGCTGCATCTTCATTCATTGCATCGATGAAACGCGTGGTGAGTTGTTGGATTGTTTCACCATTCTCATTCGCACGTTTGATGATTTTGTCGTCAATGTCGGTAATGTTGCGAATGTAGCGAACATTCCAGCCTTGACTACGTAAGAAACGAATAATGTAGTCAAATGCAACCATAACTCGAGCATGCCCGATATGACAGTAGTCGTAAACGGTCATACCGCAGACGTACATATCGATGTGACCTTCTTTGCGAGGTACAAATTCAACTTTTTTTCGTTGCTCAGAGTTATATAAAACAAACGGTTGCAT